CCCCTAGCCCGGAAAAGAGAAGGATCTCTAATCCTAATTATCATCGCCAACGTTGCACTAGCATGCTAGTGTTTCGTTTGGTGTACGCACTGACAGAGAACGGAGCCTCCATTAAGGGAGACCCGTGCTCATGGTGACCGTTAGTAGGTGTCGTGGACGGCTTTTGCGACTCGGTAAAATACCGGAGCAACATTAACCATCCGTCTATCACCTTAGCAATAACGGGAGACTTGCTAACCCAGCATCGATACTCGAGCTTTTGCAATGCTCGATTCGTCCGCTGGCGCAGAGGTCTCATGCCAATAGGTGTTACGCGAAGAGATGGACAGGTTAAACCCAATTCATCTCCGGGGATAGGTCCATAGATTCGGACCAGTTCACTTACGATCAAATCGTAAGTCTCGTAGCACTGCCTATCATAGAAGGAGTTCGCGTAAGCGATCCAACTAGTATAGACATCGGGGCGAGGAGTCGACGACCAAACAGTCCGGATTCGGACTGGTGTGACATTGATGCCTTTGAAAGCATCGACGCCACATGATTCTCTAAAGAATCCCTTGGTACAGCTCTTGTCACGGTTTATTTTTAAACCAAATGACTCGAGGATGATCATAGCGTTCTCCGCATAAGCGGTAGGGACAATGACGTCGTCTCCATACACTAGGATACCCTCTCGGGTATCCGCATCGGGTGCACCGGCCGCAAGGAGGGCCCAAATCGTAAGCGCCAATATAGGGAAGCATAAAGAACTTCCCATTGGAGCGAACTTTCTAAGCTCAATAACCCTGCCATCCGGGAGCACCGTAGATAAACTCCTGCAAGCTGCCAAGAACTCATATATATGAGGAGGAAACAGCAGGCGAACTAAGTCAACCGAAACTCGGTCAGAAGCCTCATTGAGGTCTAATGTCGAGTACGCTCCAGTCTTGCTCCCGAGAAGGGAGCCACACTGGTTCGGTTGCTGGTTGGTAAAGAAGACATTCCACTTAGTAAGTGGATTGGTCTCTACCCAGTTAACAATAGCCCGGCCTAGTCCTTGTTGGACCCATTGAAAATCAACGGGTTCGCAAGAAATTAGGCGAGGGCCACGCGAATCCTTCGGCACGAGAATAACTTTTGCCGAGAGGTCCGAGTCCGAGATTCTATCCATAGAATCTTGACGATCACATACGTGCCCTAAGGATGCGTAAAAATACGCATCCAGGGGGTACGCAGAGGTGATTCTTCCCGAGACATTACTAAACCGAAACTTAGACCAGAGTTGTTGCTTGGTTGCAACGACCCCAGGTCCGTGCGACGGAATGATGTTTGTCGGGTCAAAACAGGTACGGTCCACCTCGTTGAATCCAAAAAGATTCGAAAGGAGGATACGTGCCTCGCGGGTTACAAGTTCTGGAGTCGGCGCACTAATGCGTCTACGGCGGCACGAGTAACCTTGGTCAGCGCTAGCTTCAAGAGAATTGAAACTTGGTGACATTGTCTGGAGGTCGTTCTCCGTTCTTTCGAACTTCGAAACGACTTCCCGTTCTTGTTTACCGGTGTACCCGAGCTCATATTTGTAGAATACAAACGTGAGGTTTCGGATCACCTTGATGCTTTCTATGCATGGTTCAGATAGGGGTAACCCATCCTGGTCTAATACTCTCCTAAAGAACTCACCCAAGAATTTGGGTGTTTTCACGCCGTCGTCGGGTCTGAACCCGATGTCGGTGGCGTTTAGAGGAGTGTCTAGAGAGAGGGCTTTATCAAAAGCCTTCCCCAGTTTGGGCAATGTCTTTGTTAAAAAAGACGGCCCCTCAGTTAGGACTCTTCTTCTGATGACGTTAGTTGTCAGTCGAAGAGAACGTTTGTTAAACACTAAACCATGACGATAATGAACGTCACGGAGAAGTGTGGCGATGATGTTAACAACGTCATCTAAGCTATTATGTTCTCCCATAAGGGTGGAACTCTTAGCGTATAGCCTCACAACCCCGCGATCCATCGCTTCAAGCGATAATTCATTGTCTAAGGTATTCCTTTAACATGAACACCAGAAACCAAGACACATTCAACCAACTCATTGATGAGATGGTCGAGCGTAGCCTTAAAACGCTACCACCCGATGATGCCCGAAAACTGACCAGGACAGTAGAAGAGACACGTGATGAACGTGCCAGATCCTACTACCAAAGGCAGCTAGAGCTACCGTTAGGTGAATAACGCTCAATGAACTCAAGAAATGCGAAGTCTTTACAGACTACGCCCAGGCACTCCAAGGCCTGCTGAGACAGGAAGTCTCAGCAGGCTCGCCCAAACGAGATATTAGATCTCGCCGGCGAGAAGTGCACGTGCTCCGTTCCCCGTACAGTCATACAAGATAGTTGTCGAGGCGCCAAGTGACGCCAGGAAACTCATCAAATATGCCAACGGGTCGTCAACGTCGGCTGTCGCCGTTACGGCGCCCACAGGGGCGTCGAAAACGGCGTATGCCGACACGACGACCACCTTCGTCGCATCCACGGTGCTCGCTATCGATTTATCGAAGCGGACCAAGGAGCGGCGTCGGAGGTTGATACCTGAACCGGTCTCATTATGTTTAATAGTGAGGCGGTTTGGTAGATTGGGTGTCTCAGCAGATTGCTTCCACACCCCTTCACGTAGCCCAGTCGAGATCCGAGTAAACTCTACTTCGGTCCCCGCTGGATTCTTGATTTCGTTTGTGTTGAGGTCGTTAACCATACTAGTTGTTGTCTATCTAACCGTTAAAGGCGAGTATATACTCGCCCGTGGACGGAGGCATTAATGCCTCCGGTACGGAACCGGAAGGTTCCTGATCCCGCGGTACTTACCTCGTACAAAGACGAGTGCAGCACCTAGACTGAGTTCTTTCGGACTCAGCCCGCTCGAGGTTAACGAGCTGTACCCTGGTAGGCCGACTTGCCTGCGATAGGCAGTCTCGGTGACTACGGGTAACGGTACTATGGAGCCGGCGACGTAAGAGTCGTGTACGTACGGACTGGTGGTTTGAGCCACCATGTCTATATATATCGTTCTCTTCCGTTTAACCGACCACAAGTACTGATGTATGTTTATGACGGGTTCCATGTTCTTGGAGCGACCGTAGTAGCCCAGAAATCGATTCACATCGATAATCCAGTCTACTACGAAACTCCAGGGTAGGGCGTTCCAGATGATTTGGGTGTTAAGATTAACACCCAGCCTATCTAGTAAGCCCAGAGCGTACGCATGCGTACGTTGATATTCAGTAAAATTGTAATTGAACTGAATCTCAGCATGGAACTTAGTTGCCTCCGCAATCGTTCTACGTTTCTGCTTCCAAGTAGTGAGCGGGTCAGTCAGGATATAACCTGGCTGATCCAACCCCTGCGAGGTTGAAGTCTCGTTTAGCGATTGTGGGAATTCTTGCCACCCATATGAAAAGTGGCGAGTTTGCAACTTACCTTCACGGGAGATCAAGTCAGATATCTGAGCTTGGTACCGTGCACAAGCGGCGAAGGCGCCGTTTATGTCGTCAAACAGAGGGGCCAGTGCAAACTGATACGTGAGATACGTCTCAGCAGGCACTCTCATCAAGTCACGGAAAGTCCTTAAAGGATTATTTTTCCGTTTGAGAAGGGACCGAATAAACGGTACAATCTCATGGAGACGACTGATGAGTCCAGGAAGCCTTTTAAAATCTTTCAACTCTATAATAGCGTTGACAAGACTCAAATCGGCTTTTATACTAGGCAACATGACTTTTAAGGCCATGTCGTTTAAGTAATCCAAATTATCCGGTCGGGGGACGAATGTCCCGTCAATCGGATTTGGCTGGTATAAGCCCGTCAAGCCTACAGTAGGCTCGCCGGGAGGCCCGAATGGATCGATATAAGACCCGCCGTAAGTATAAAGGCGGTACCGTGCCCACCGGTTCTTAGGTGTTCCCTTCGAATAGAACGGCGCAAATGATGCGTATTCTATGAAGGGTCCACTTGGTCCCGCAGACGCTTGAGAGTCGTGAGAGATTTCATAATTCTCACAGTTCTTCCACGTCTTCCGATCACCGTTCCAGGATTCATCCCAAAACTGCTTGCGTATCCGAGTTATCTCGGGCACAAGCAGCGATGAGTTCTTCTCAGGATAAGTGATAGGAGGGTCCGGCAACGGATCGGGCAGCACACATTTAAACGTGCACTGCGTCGTCGTAGCCGGGGTCTTCTCAGTCTTATATCTAGTCGACATACATGGATGTTAGTTAGTTTAACTAAACAAGGTTGTGCACCAACAGGGTGC